ATGTGGCGCAACATCGCCTCGAATGCGCTGAGCCTGTTCATTGTCATTCTGATCGTTGCGGTCGGCGTGGTGGCATGGGGCCAGAGACAGTACACGTCTGAAGGTCCGCTGGCAGAAACCATCTGCCTGCGGGTCGAGCGCGGCAGCTCGTTCTCGCGCGTGGCGGACAATCTGGAAGCGCAGGGGGCGATTTCAAACGCCTCGATCTTCAGAATTGGGGTCGAGTATTCCGACAAGGCGTCTGCGCTGAAGGCGGGGTCCTTCCTTGTTCAGGACGGTGCCTCGATGGAAGAAATCGTTGACATCGTCACACGCGGCGGCGCGTCAACCTGCGGGACCGAGATCCTGTATCGTGTTGGCGTTCTGTCGGCTGTGATGCAGGTGCGTGAACTTGATCCGGCCTCGCAAGAATACCAGATCACGGCTGAGTTCAAGCCAGCCGAGCTGGAGGGGGATGCCCCCGCGTCCTATCTGGAAAAGCGCGATGAAAGCGATACCCGGTTCCGGATCGCCGTAGCTGAAGGTGTGACCAGCTGGCAGGTTGTGGATAGCCTTAATCGTGCCGACTTCATGACGGGCGAGGTTGCCAGCCTTCCTGCGGAAGGCAGCTTGGCCCCGGACAGCTACGAGGTGAAAGCGGGCGCGGATCGCGCGGCGCTGATCGCCTCGATGCAGGATGCGCAGGTCGAGATCTTGGCCGAGGCGTGGAACAACCGCGCGGCGGATCTTCCTTATGCGAATGCGGATGAAGCACTGGTGATGGCGTCCATCGTCGAGAAGGAAACCGGTCTGGCCGAGGAACGACGTCAGGTCGCCAGTGTCTTTGTGAACCGACTGAACCAAGGGATGCGTCTGCAGACGGACCCGACGGTCATCTATGGCATCACCAAGGGGCAGGGCAGCCTTGGACGCGGTCTGCGCCAAAGCGAGCTGCGCCGGCAAACGCCCTACAACACATATGTGATTGATGCGCTGCCACCGACCCCCATTGCCAACCCAGGACGTGCTGCCATTGAGGCGGCTTTGAACCCGGACAGCACACCCTATATCTTCTTTGTGGCAGATGGTACGGGCGGTCACGCGTTTGCGGAAACCTTGGCCGAACACAACGCCAACGTGGCGGAATGGCGCAAGATCGAAGCCGAGCGCGCCAACCAGTAGGTTTCCAGATCCTTACCGTAGCGCGCGGCATTCGCGCGTTGCATTTTGACCGAACGTACGGTCCCGTGTAGTCTCTGACATACGCTAGAAGACGTGAAAGTAACGGCCTTGGGCATCTGCCCCAGGGCCGTTTTTTCATGTCGCTTGTGCGGACAAGAGCATGAGAGGCAACAAAACAAGAATGACAATGATTACGCCTTTAGGGAAAGACGCAGCATCCGAAGATTACATGAAGATCGCGGACGCGTTTTTTCTACGTGTTTTGAAAGAGTTGGATCGCCAGTTGTCTACGGCGGAAACAGGTGGGTGCGAAACCACGCCGGAGCTGGCGAAAGCCGTAACCGATGTGCGTCGCGCGATGCAAACGGTATTTGAGGAAAGGAAACGTCTTGAACAAAGTGGTAAAGCCGGATTTGGCGGCGGACGAGCGGCAGAGCTGGACCTTGCTCAGGCCCGAGACGAAATCGGGCGCAGACTGGCTTGCCTGCGCGACGCAAGACGAACGCGAGAGCTTTCTGAACGATCTGAGTGACGGGGCGCTGATGGCGCTGCCCTATCTGTTCGGATTCTGGGCCCTGGATCACCAACTGCCGCCCGAGGGGGATTGGCGGACATGGGTGATCATGGGCGGGCGTGGCGCGGGGAAAACTCGCGCCGGGTCCGAATGGGTACGGGCCGAGGTCGAAGGGGCAGGGCCGCTGGATCCCGGCCGCTCGCGTCGTGTGGCGTTAGTGGGCGAGACCATCGATCAGGTGCGCGAGGTGATGGTGTTTGGCGAAAGCGGCATTCTCGCCTGCTCGCCCCCGGATCGGCGTCCAGTGTGGGAGGCCGGGCGGCGTAGGCTGGTTTGGCCCAATGGAGCGATTGCACAGGTATTCTCGGCGCATGAACCGGAAAGCTTGCGTGGCCCGCAGTTCGACGCGGCATGGGTAGATGAGCTGGCCAAGTGGAAAAAGGCCGAGGATACGTGGGACATGTTGCAGTTTGGGCTGCGCCTTGGGACGCATCCCCGGCAATGCGTCACCACCACACCGCGCAATGTGGGGGTGCTGAAGCAGATCTTGAAGAACCCCTCGACCGTGACGACGCACGCGCCGACCGAGGCTAACCGCGCCTATCTGGCGAAGAGTTTTCTGGATGAAGTGCGGACGCGCTACGCGGATACGCGGCTGGGGCGGCAGGAATTGGATGGCGTGCTTTTGGAAGACACCGAGGGCGCGTTGTGGACGATGGCGATGCTGGACAAGCATCGATTGGGGCCAGACACGCCTGTACTGGATCGGATCGTGATTGCGGTGGACCCACCAGTCACGGGCCACAAAGGATCCGACGAATGCGGGATCGTGGTGGCAGGCGTCTTTGCGAAGGGGCCTCCGGGTGAGTGGAAAGCTGTGGTGCTGGAAGATGCCAGCGTGACGGCGGCCAGTCCTTCGGAATGGGCCGAGGCGGCGCTGAACGCGATGGAGCGGCATCAGGCGGACCGGTTGGTCGCCGAGGTTAACCAAGGTGGCGACCTTGTGGAAAGCGTGATCCGTCAGATTGACGCCACCGTGCCCTATAAGGCTGTGCGCGCGACGCGGGGCAAGGTGACGCGGGCCGAGCCCGTGGCCGCTTTGTACGAACAGGGTCGAGTTTCTCATATGGGCAACATGGCCGCGCTCGAAGATCAGATGTGCCGTATGACCAGCCAAGGCTATGAGGGCAAAGGTAGCCCCGACCGTGTGGACGCGCTGGTCTGGGCCCTGCATGAATTGATCATTGAGCCTGTTGCGTCCTACCGCAGACCGCAGGTGCGCACGCTGGGTTAAAGAGTTTTTTAACCCTCACTGGCAAAGTGCCAAACATCGAAAGGCGGGGCGAATAGCCCGATGGGTCTGAAGCCCCGCCTGATCACGAAATGACAAAATATCCGCTGGGTGGCGCGACCGCGTTTTGCCCGGACAGGACAGGTTTGCCCGGGGGATGCCGGGGGACTGGAAACCGAAACCAAGGAGCCAAGGCGCATGGTATTTGATTTTCTCAAGCGAGGCACAGAGGGCGCGAAGGCCGAGATGCCGGGCGAGGCAAAGGCGTCGGCCACCGGGCCAGTCATCGCTTATGGAAATGCAGGCCGGGTGGCCTGGAGCCCACGCGACACGGTCAGCCTGACCCGTTCTGGTTTTTCGGCCAATCCGGTCGGATTTCGCTCGGTCAAGTTGATTGCGGAAGCGGCCAGTGCGTTGCCTTTGGTGCTGCAGGACGATCAGCAACGCTATGATGTTCATCCGGTGCTAGATCTTCTGGCGCGTCCCAACGCGGCGCAGGGTCGGGCCGAACTGTTTGAGGCGTTTTTTGGTCAGATGTTGCTGACCGGTAATGGCTATCTGGAAGCGGTTCTGGACGACGAGGGCCAACCGCGCGAGTTGCATGTGCTGCGCTCGGACCGGATGGCGCTGGTGCCCGGCGCGGATGGTTGGCCGGTGGCCTATGACTATACGGTCGGGGCGCGCAAACACCGCTTCCACGTGTCCGAGGGGGCCTCGCCCATCTGCCATGTGAAGGCCTTCCACCCACAGGACGACCACTACGGGCTGTCTCCGCTTCAGGCAGCGGCCACGGCGATCGACGTGCACAATGCGGCAAGCCGCTGGTCGAAAGCGCTTCTGGACAATGCAGCACGACCCTCGGGAGCCATTGTTTACAAGGGCGGCGAAGGTCAGGCGCAGTTGAGCGCGGATCAGTATGATCGGCTACTTTCTGAAATGGAAAGCCATCACGTGGGCGCGCGTAATGCCGGACGGCCGATGCTGCTGGAAGGTGGGCTGGACTGGAAGCCGATGGGGTTCAGCCCCTCGGACATGGAATTCCAAAAAACCAAAGAAGCCGCCGCACGCGAGATCGCGCAGGCCTTCGGGGTGCCGCCGATGCTGATCGGCATTCCGGGCGACGCGACATACGCCAATTACCAAGAGGCCAGTCGTGCCTTCTATCGCCTGACCGTGGTGCCCTTGGTGTCCCGCGTGGCGGCCAGCGTCGGCCATTGGCTGGCGGGATTCACAGGCGAAGGCGTGAAGCTGAAGCCGGATCTGGATCAGGTGCCCGCATTGGCCGCTGAACGTGACCAGCAGTGGAAGCGCGTGGCCGAGGCCGACTTCCTGACAGAATCCGAAAAACGCAGCCTGCTGGGCCTGCCGCCTCTGGCACAAGACCACTAAGAAAGGGCGCATTCCATGAGTGATTACCACACCGATTTCGGGCTTGAGCACAAGTTCGTCAAGCTGGGCGAAACCGTCCAGACCGCCGAGGGCATTCAGATCGACGGTTATGCCAGCTTCTTCGATGAAGTCGACAATGGCGGCGATGTCGTTGCCCGCGGGGCCTATGCCAAATCGCTGGACGAGCTGACGGCCAAGGGGCGCGGCGTGAAGATGCTGTGGCAGCACGACCCGGCCCAGCCCATCGGGATCTGGGATGAGGTGCGCGAGGATGCCAAGGGTCTCTATGTCAAAGGCCGCATCCTGAGTGATGTCGAGAAAGGCCGCGAGGCCGCCGCCTTGATCGAGGCCGGCGCCATTGACGGGCTGTCCATCGGCTATCGCACCAAAAAGTCGACCAAGACCCAGACGGGCGGACGTCGCCTGACGGAATTGGAGCTGTGGGAGGTGTCGCTTGTGACCTTCCCGATGCTTCCGACGGCGCGGGTGGGAGCAAAGGGCGATGCGCCTGATGCCGATGACACCACCTTGCGTGAACTGGCCGCGACCCTTGAGGACGCACGCCTGATGCTGGCCCGCAACGCCTGAGCCAGCGATCTGAACCCCTGAAAAGGACCCAAAGATGAGCAACAAAGAGACGAAGGCTCTGGGCCAGTCGGCTGTGCCTGCTGGCCAGGTTTCGGGCCCCACTCCGGCTGCCGAGGTGAAGACCGCGCTGGCTGGTTTCGTGAGCGATATCAATCAGTTTCACGAAGACATTTCCACTAAACTTCAACAACAGGAAGAGCGACTGACCATGCTGGATCGCAAATCTAACACCATCGCGGGCCGCCCGCATCTTGCCGCCGCCGCCGATCTGGAAGCGCCGCATCAGAAAGCCTTCGAGGCCTATGTCCGATCGGGCGACGATGACGCGCTGCGTGGCATCGATCTGGAGGGCAAAGCCATGTCCTCGGCCGTGGCGGCTGATGGCGGCTATCTGGTTGATCCGGTGACCGCGGACACCATCAAGGGCGTTCTGAACAACGCCGCATCGCTGCGTTCGGTCGCCAATGTGGTGAACGTGGAAGGCACCGCCTATGACGTGCTGATCGACCAGGGTGATCTGATCACCGGCTGGGCATCGGAAACTGGTTCTTCGACAGAAACCGGCACCCCGCAGATCGACCGCATCTCGATCCCGCTGCACGAGCTGTCGGCCCTGCCGAAAGTCTCGCAGCGCCTGCTGGATGACAGCGCGTTTGACATCGAAAACTGGCTGGCGGGTCGTATTGCGGACAAGTTCTCGCGTGCGGAAAGCGGTGCGTTCATCAACGGTGACGGTGTCGAAAAGCCCGTGGGCATCCTGAACCACACTGCAGTGGACAATGACAGCTGGAGCTGGGGCAATCTGGGTTACGTCGCCACCGGGGAAGCCGGCGATTTCAATGTCGCCAATCCGGGCGATGCGATCTTTGATCTGATCTATGCGCTGGGTGCAGATTATCGTGCGAATGCGGTCTTCGTGATGAATTCGAAAACCGTGGGTGCTGTGCGCAAGCTGAAAGACGCTGATGGCCGCTTCCTGTGGTCGGACGCGACTGTGGCTGGCGAACCGGCCCGTCTGATCGGCTATCCGGTTCTGATCGTCGAGGACATGCCCGACATTGGTGCCGATAGCCACGCGATCGCCTTTGGTGATTTTGGGGCCGGTTATACCATCGCCGAACGTCCTGACACGCGCATTCTGCGTGATCCGTTCTCGGCCAAGCCGCACGTCCTGTTCTATGCCACCAAGCGCGTAGGCGGTGATGTCAGCGACTTTGCTGCGATCAAGCTTCTGAAGTTCTCGCTCACCTAAGAGCCGGACCTGATCCCGTGATGGCTTTCGGGCTGTCACGGGGCAGGGCGCGCGCCGACCTCCCCCGTGTTGTCTAGCTGCTCCCCTCCGTCCGAGCAATACGGACGGTGCGCGCCCACCCTTTCCCACAAGACGTGAGGGGCCCGAATTTCGGAGATGATCCATGATGTTAGTCGAGCAGACCACAGTGCCGGGCACGGCCCTTCCGGTCGCCCAATTCAAGGACCACCTGCGGCTGGGGACCGGGTTTGCCGATGATGGGGTGCAGGATCAGGTGCTGGAAACCTACCTTCGGGCCGCCATGGCCGCGATCGAGGCCCGCACCGGCAAGATCCTTCTGTCGCGCGAATTTACCTGGACCCTGACCGCTTGGCGCGATCTGGCGTCGCAAGCCCTGCCGGTGGCACCCGTCATGCAGGTTCTGAGCCTTGAGATCCATGACCGTCTGGGCGGGACCGAGGTGATCGACCCCACCCGCTATGGGCTGGAGCCGGATATGCACCGCCCCCGCCTTGTGTCGACCGGGCTGTGCTTGCCTGCCATTCCCGTGGGCGGCCAAGCCGTGATTGGGTTCGAGGCTGGCTTTGGTGCCACCTGGGGCGATCTGCCAGCTGATCTGGCGCAGGCGGTGATGATGCTGGCCGCGAGTTATTACGAGAATCGTGCGGATGGTTCTATGACCGGGCAGGGTGAACTGCCCGCTGCGATTGCGGCGCTTTTGCAACGCTATCGCACCGTGCGACTGTTTGGCGGTGGAGGGGCGGTATGAAGCGCCCTGTCCTGAACCGCAAATTGTCGCTGGAAGAGCCAGTGCGCGCGCCGGATGGCGCGGGGGGCTTCACCCAAAGCTGGCAAGAGCTGGGCACCCTCTGGGCGGAGGTCAAACATGGCTCAGGGCGCGAGCGTGCCGCCGGTATGGCCACCGTGTCGTCGATCGCCTTTCGCATCACAGTGCGCGCAGCCCCCGACGGTGCGCCATCGCGCCCGAAGCCTGACCAGCGTTTTCGTGACGGATCCCGGATCTTCCGCATCCTCGCGGTGACCGAGGCTGATGCAGGCGCGCATTACCTGACCTGCTTTGCACAAGAGGAGGTTTCGGCATGAGTTATGGCGTTTCAGCGGCCTTGCAACAGGCCATATACCAGCGCCTTGCGGCGGACAGCACGCTGTCCACGTTGGTGCCCGGCGCGATCTATGACGCGGTGCCTGCGGGTATCATCACCGGCACCTATGTCAGCCTTGGGCCTGAAGATGTGCGCGAACGCTCGGACATGACCGGGCAGGGTGCGTTGCACGAGGTCACGATCAGCGTGGTCACGGATGCGGCGGGCTTTCAAGCCGCCAAAGAAGTTGCCGCAGCGGTCAGTGACACGCTGGTGGATGCCAGCCTGATCCTGGCACGTGGCCGGCTTGTGTATCTGAACTTTCATCGTGCGCGGGCGCGGCGGGTTGAAGACGCGGATGTACGTCGCATCGATCTGATCTTCCGCGCACGTGTCGAAGACAACTAAACCTTTCAAAACGGAGTGATCCTATGGCTGCGCAAAACGGCAAAGACCTTCTGATCAAGCTCGACATGACCGATACCGGCGTGTTCGAGACCATTGCAGGCCTTCGGGCCACGCGCCTGAGCTTCAACGCGGAAAGCGTGGATGTGACCAGCTTGGAAAGCACGGGCGGCTGGCGCGAGCTGCTGGGCGGCGCTGGCGTGAAATCGGCGTCGATCTCGGGCTCGGGTGTGTTCAAGGACGCCTCGACCGACGAGCGTGCCCGCCAGATCTTTTTCGACAATGAAGTGCCGAATTTTCAGGTGATTGTGCCCGATTTCGGCGTGGTCGAAGGCCCGTACATGATCACCTCGATCGAATATGCGGGTTCGCATAACGGCGAGGCGACCTATGAGCTGTCGATGGCCTCGGCTGGCGAACTGACCTTTACGGCGCTGTGATCATGACCAACCGGTGGACGGGCGAAGTGGCGCTGGTGATCGATGGCACATCCCATGTGCTGAAACTGACATTGGGGGCGTTGGCCGAGCTGGAAGAGCAGCTGGGCGAAGCATCCATCGTGTCCTTGGTCGAGCGGTTTGAACACGGGCAGTTCTCAAGCCGTGATGTGCTGGCGCTGATCGTGGCCGGGCTGCGCGGTGGAGGCTGGCAAGGCACGGCAACGGACCTGTTGGCTGCTGAAATCCAAGGTGGCCCGGTCGCGGCGGCGAAGGCTGCCGGTCAGCTTTTGACCCGTGCTTTTGCACTGACCCCGAACGAGGCCGCCGATGGCTGAGCCTGCCGGCTTCGACTGGCCGGGGTTGATGCGCCTTGGCCTTGGAAAACTGGGGTTGCGCCCGGATCAATTCTGGGCGCTGACCCCCATCGAATTGGCTGTGATGGCCGGGCTGGAAGGGCAACCTGCCACCTGCCTGCGATCCCGGCTGGAAGAGCTTGCACGCGCGTTCCCCGATGAGCCGCGTGAACCTACTGGAAAGGGCATGTGATGGCTGGATTGGACAGTATCGACAGCTTTGACGATCAGATCGACGCGCTGGAAGCCGCGCTTGGCGGCGCACAACAGATGACGACCGGGTTCATTTTTGAACTGAAGGGGATGCATTCGACGATCTCGGATCTGAGCACGGATGTGAGCAAGCTGTCGTCGGGCATCTCGTCCGGATTGCGGCGTGCGTTCGAGGGGTTGGCCTTCGATGGCATGAAGCTGTCGGATGCGTTGAAAACTGTCGCAAAGTCGATGACTGATGCGGCGTTCAACGCGGCGATCACCCCTGTCACCAACCATTTTGGCAGTATCCTTGGGCAAGGGGTTGGGGCGCTCACCAACGCCTTTCTGCCTTTTGCCGATGGTGGTGCGTTCACCCAAGGGCGTGTGATGCCCTTTGCCAAGGGTGGCGTCGTTTCGCAGGCGACAGCATTTCCGATGCGCGGTGGGACGGGCCTGATGGGTGAGGCGGGGCCAGAGGCCATTATGCCCTTAAGTCGCGGGGCGGATGGCCGTCTGGGTGTGCGCGCGGCGGGCGGTGGAGCGCCGATCAACATCACCATGAATATCTCGACCCCGGATGTGGAAAGCTTCCGCCGGTCGCAAAGCCAGATCGCGGCGAATGTCCAGCGCGCGCTTGCGCGTGGACAACGTCACCGCTGATCCCCTGATTTTACGACCTGAGGAGGGTTCGCCATGTCATTTCACGAAATTCGCTTCCCGGCCAATCTGAGCTTCGGCTCGGTTGGTGGACCTGAACGGCGCACTGAAGTGGTGACGCTGGCCAACGGGTTTGAAGAACGCAACACCCCGTGGGAGCATTCCCGCAGACGCTATGATGCCGGGATCGGCATGCGGTCGCTGGACGATGTCGAGACTCTGATCGCCTTCTTTGAAGCGCGGCGCGGGCAGTTGCACGCGTTTCGCTGGAAGGATTGGTCGGACCACAAAAGCGGGCTGCCTTCGGCGGATCCGGCGTTCACCGATCAGATCCTGGGTTGGGGCGATGGCGTGCGGACCGTGTTTCAGCTGATCAAGACCTATCGGTCGGGTGTGGATACCTACGAGCGCCCGATCCAGAAGCCTGTCGAGGGCACCGTGAGGCTGGGGCTGAAGGGTGATCCTCAAATTGAAGGCACGCAGTACAGCGTGGATCTGACGACGGGGAAGGTTACGTTCGCGACGGCGCCGGAGGAGGGTGAAGAGGTCACAGCAGGGTTCGAGTTTGATGTGCCGGTCCGGTTTGACACCGATCGGATACACACCTCGGTTGCGTCCTTTCAGGCAGGCGATGCCCCCAATGTGCCCGTCGTCGAGGTGCGTGTCTAATGGCGATTTCAACGGAATTTCAAACCCATCTGGACGAAGGGGTTACAACCGTTGCACGGCTGTGGAAGGTCACGCGACGCGATGGTGTGGTGTACGGCTTCACCGACCATGATCTGGACGTGCAGATGGATGGCATCACCTACAAGGCCGATACCGGCATGACGGCGCATGCGCTAAGCCAGACCACTGGCCTGTCGGTCGACAACACCGAGGCGTTGGGCGTCCTGTCCACGGACGCGATCAGTGAAAAGGACATTCGGGCTGGCCGCTATGATGGGGCCGAGGTCGAAGCTTGGTTGGTCAACTGGCGCGATGTCTCGCAACGCTACCTGCGCTTTCGCGGAACGGTCGGAGAGCTTGCCCGCGAGGCAGGTGGCTTCCGCGCCGAGCTGAACGGGTTGAGCGAGGCGATGAACCAGCCACAGGGGCGGGCATATCAGTCTCCGTGCTCGGCGGTGCTGGGTGATGGAAACTGCCGGTTCGATCTGGAGCAGACCGGATACTCGATCGAGCTGGACCTAGTCAGCAATGATCAGGAGACCACGTTCCAATTCGTAGACATGTCGCTTTACCCGGAAGACTGGTTCGTGCGTGGGCGCTTCACGGTGCTTAGCGGCGACGCGGAGGGACTAAGCGGGATCATCAAGAACGACGCAAAGGGCGACGACGGCGCGCGGTCCATCGAGCTGTGGGAAGCGCTGCGTGCCGAGATGCGGCCGGGGGATCGGGTGCGACTTGAGGCGGGCTGTGACAAGCTGCCCAGAACCTGCCGCAAGAAGTTCAACAACTTCCTGAACTTTCGTGGGTTTCCTGACATTCCAGGAGAGGATTGGCTGATGTCCTATCCGATCCCGTCTGGCTTGAATGACGGCGGCGACGGGCGCGAGACGTTGGACCTTGATGGTCTGATGTCGGGCGACGTCAGCCTGTTCTCGCCGATCTCCGGGGGCTGAAATGGGACAGAGACAGGCAGAGATCCTGCAGGAGTTGCAGGAATGGTTGGGGACGCCCTATGTGCATCAAGCCTCGCAAAAAGGGGCAGGGTGCGACTGTCTTGGGTTGGTGCGCGGCGTCTGGCGGGCCGTGTTGGGTCAGGAACCTGTGACGGTGCCGCCTTATACCGCGGACTGGTCCGAGACCGACCGGCAAGAAACCCTGTGGCAGGCAGCGCAGGCGCATCTGGTGCCAAAACCATGTGAAGACCGGCAACCGGGTGACATCCTATTGTTCCGTATGCGCTCGGACGCGGTGGCGAAGCATCTTGGCTTTGTCAGCCACATCGGGCCGGCCCCGTCATTTATCCACGCCTATTCCGGGCATGGGGTCGTCGAAAGTCCGCTTTCGACCCCTTGGGCGCGCCGCATCGTGGCGTGTTTTGAATTTCCTGAAAGGACAAGCTGATGGCGACGATACTTCTTTCTGCCGTAGGTGCTGCGGCTGGTGCCTCGATTGGTGGGGGCATTCTGGGACTGTCTTCGGTGGTCATCGGCAAGGCCATCGGGGCCACGATCGGCCAGACCATCGACAATCGTATTCTAGGCGCGGGGTCCGACCCGATCGAGACGGGGCGCGTGGACCGGTTGCGTATGAGCGGTGCTTCAGAAGGTACCCCAATCCCGATGATCTACGGGCGCGCGCGTCTGGGTGGGCAAGTGATCTGGTCGACCCGCTTCAAGGAAAACACCACCACAACCGGGGGCGGCAAGGGGCTGGTTAAACCGCCAGAGCCCGAGGTCACGACCTATAGCTATTCGATCAGCTTAGCCGTTGCGCTGTGCGAGGGTGAAATCACGCGCGTTGGCCGAATTTGGGCCGATGGCAACGAGATCGAGAAAAGTGATCTGACCATCCGTGTCTACAAAGGCACCGAGGACCAACTGCCCGATCCCAAGATCGAAGCCGTCAAAGGGGCGGGGAAGGCGCCGGCCTATCGCGGGGTCGCCTATGTAGTGATCGAGGACCTGGATGTCACCCCGTTTGGCAACCGTGTGCCGCAGTTCAGTTTCGAGGTCTTCCGCCCCGAGCAGCCCGCTCAGGACCAAGAGGTCGCGCGCGGCACGCAGGCGGTGGCGTTAATCCCGGGGACGGGGGAATACGCGATGGCGACCACGAAAGTGCAATACGATGCAGGCCCGGGCGTTAGCGGAGGGTCGAACCTGAACAACCCGTCTGGCAAAACGGATTTCGTGACCTCGTTTGAGCAACTGCAAGATGAGATGCCGAACTGTAAGAACACGGCGCTTGTGGTGTCGTGGTTTGGCAATGATCTGCGCTGTGGATCGTGCCAGATCCAGCCGCGGGTTGAGCAACACGAGATGGATGGAAAATCTATGCCGTGGACCGTCAGCGGTCTGGGGCGTGCTGAAGCGGGACTGGTGCCACGGGACGAGGATGACCGTCCGGTCTATGGGGGAACGCCCTCGGATCAAGCCGTGAAAGAGGCCATTGCTTACGCATCGCAAAACGATCGCAAGACCACCTTCTATCCCTTCATCCTGATGGAGCAGATGGAGGGCAACACTCTGTTCGACCCCTGGACGGCCCAGATCGGTCAGCCCGCCCTGCCGTGGCGCGGGCGGATCACCACCGTGCTTGCGCCGCATCACCCCGGGTCGCCGGATGGCTCATCGGGGGCTGTGTCTCAGGTGGATACGTTCTTTGGCACCGCGCAGCCCAGTGATTTCACCGTGACCGACACGGGCGTGGACTATTCCGGTCCGAACGAGTTTTCGTATCGCCGTTTCATCCTGCACTATGCGCACCTCTGTGCCGCTGCTGGGGGCGTAGACGCGTTCCTGATCGGGTCCGAGCTGCGCAGCCTGACCCAGATCCGGGGTCCGGGGAACAGCTTCCCCGTGGTCGAGCAGCTGATGCAACTGGCCCAAGACGTGCGCGGTATTCTTGGGGCTGAGACAAAGATATCGTATGCCGCCGATTGGTCGGAATACTTCGGCTATCAGCCGCAGGATGGGACGGGGGACGTGTTCTTCCACCTCGATCCCCTGTGGAGCCATGGTGAGATCGACTTTATCGGCATCGACAACTATATGCCCCTGTCCGATTGGCGCGACGGGGTGGACCACGCGGATGCCGCGTATGAGGCAATCTACAACCTCGACTACCTCAAGGCCAATATCGAAGGCGGTGAGGGGTTTGATTGGTATTATAAAACCCCCGAAGCGCGCGACTTGCAGATCCGGACGCCCATCACCGATGGCGCCCATGGCGAGGACTGGGTCTATCGCTACAAGGACCTGCGCGGCTGGTGGGAACACTCGCACCGCAACCGCGTCGATGGCGTGCGCGATGTGACGCCAACCGATTGGCTGCCCGGGTCAAAGCCGTTCTGGTTCACGGAAATCGGATGTGCGGCGATCGACAAGGGCACCAATCAGCCCAACAAGTTTCTGGACCCCAAAAGTTCGGAAAGCTCTCTGCCGCGCTATTCCAGCGGTCGGCGCGATGACCTGATGCAGGCGCAATACCTGCGGGCCATGTATGACTATTGGGGGGACAGCGCCAACAACCCGCATCACAGCGCCACGGGTGTGCAGATGCTGGATATGAGCCGCGCCCATGTCTGGGCCTGGGATACGCGCCCCTTCCCGCAATTCCCCAACCGCAAAGGGTTGTGGAGCGACGGGGCGAACTATGAGCGTGGCCATTGGCTCAACGGGCGTGCTTCGGCGCGGTCGTTGGCGTCTGTGGTTAGCGAGGTCTGCGAGCGTTCTGGCGTGACGCGATATGACGTGTCCAAGCTATATGGTCTGGTGCGTGGCTACGTGGTGGATCAGATAAGCGGGGCACGGGCCGCCCTACAACCGCTGATGCTGGCCTACGGGTTCGAGGTGTCGGAACGCGAAGGCGTTCTGATCTTTGCCTCGCGCACGGGACGGCCCGATCACATTCTGAACCCCGAGAAGATGGCGCTGTCGCCCGAACGCGATACGACGCTTGAACGCATTCGCGCGCCCGAGGCTGAGATCGCTGGACGTGTCCGGTTGAACTATATCGAAAGCGGCGGAGACTATGACATCCGTGCGGTCGAGGCGATTTTCCCGGATGAAACTAGCTATACAGTTTCGACATCGGAAATCCCGCTGATCCTGACGCGCGCCGAAGCCCGCGCGATCACCGAACGCTGGCTATCTGAGGCCCGCGTGGCGCGGGACAGTGCAAGCTTCGCCCTGCCGCCGTCCGAGCTGTCCAAGGGGGCAGGGGATGTGCTGATGCTTGAAACCGACGCCGGGACCGAGCATTTCCGTGTGGATCATGTAGAACATGCCGGTGTGCAGAACATCCGCGCTGTGCGGGTCGAGCCGGGCTTGTTCCTACCGTCAGATAGCGTGGAGCCGGCGCCTGCCGTGAAACCCTATGTTGCGGCAGGTCCAATCTTCCCGATCTTCATGGATCTACCCTTGCTGACCGGAGAGGAAGTACCCCATGCGCCGCATGTGGCGGTCATGGCCGAGCCTTGGCCAGGTGCCGTTGCGATCTATCGCTCGGCCAGTGACAATGGGTATCGCCGGATTGATAGGGTGACAGCACGGTCGATCATCGGTGTCACGGAAACCGAACTGCTTTCGGCACCCGTTGGCATGCTGGATCGGGGTCCTGCTTTGCGCGTGAAGCTGCCCAAGCCCGACACGCTGTTCTCGGTCTCTACCGATGATCTGTTGAACGGGGCCAATGTGCTGGCCATCGGAGATGGTAGCCCTGAAAACTGGGAAATCCTGCAGTTCGCCACAGCGGAGCTTGTGGGTGAACATACCTATGACCTAAGCTTGCGTCTGCGGGGGCAGCTGGGCACGGACGCCACCATGCCTTCATCGTGGCCGGTTGGCAGCTTTGTTGTCGTGCTGGATGGTGCGCAGGAACAGATCCCGCTTGCCTCTTCTGCGCGTGGGTTGAACCGGCACTATCGCATTGGACCGGCGCGTAAATCCTATACGGATGAAAGCTATGTGCATGTGGTGTACGGCTTCAACGGCATCGGTCTGCGCCCCTATGCGCCTGTGCATCTATCCGCGCACGATGACGGCGGGGATCACCAGTTCAGCTGGATCCGCCGGACCCGGATCGACGGGGACCCGTGGAGCGAGACCGAAGTGCCGCTGGGCGAGGTGGACGAACGCTATCGTCTGCGGATCCGTAACGGTGCCACTGTGCTGCGCGAGGTTGATGTCACCAGCCCCAGTTGGAGCTATATCTCTGTGTTGCGCAGTGCTGATATGGTGCCGGGCATCTACACGGTCGAGGTCGCGCAAGTGTCAGAGCTTTTTGGGCCGGGGCCGTATACGCAGCTTCAGGTGACGCTCTAA